CAAGTGAAAGATTTGCAGAAATTCATTCAACAACTTTTGTAGGTAATGCAACAAAAGCTTCTACAGTAGACGTTGCCGGTACAGGGCGTAGTGCAAGCACAGCAGCAACAGCAAATACTGTTGCAGTAAGAGATGCAAACGCAGATTTAACAGCAAGATTTTTTAATGGTACTGCTACAAAAGCACAGTATGCAGATTTAGCAGAAAAATATACAACTTCAGAAGAACATCCAGTTGGCACTGCAATGGCAGTTGCTCCTGAAAAGTTTAGCGAAGAACAGGAAGTAAGCGATGAAACTAGACCTGCAAGAAGTAGTGATTTAGCAATTGGAGTAATAAGTGAAAATCCGGCTTATTTGATGAACTCGGATATCGACGGACAAGCAATTGCATTAAGAGGTCGTGTTCCTGTAAGATGTACAGGTGCTATCAAAAAAGGCGAGCCTGTATATGCTTGGGAAGATGGAGTATGTACTACAACTGCAACTAGAGCATTAGTTGGAATAGCATTAGAAACAAATGTAGACGAAGGCGAAAAACTTGTCGAGTGTGTTATAAAAACATAATGTTAGGAGAATTATATGCCAGAAATTATTTCAGCAGCACGTTATAACGAATTACAAGGACGTATATCCGGCCTTTTAGGAGTAGGAAATTTAGATAAGGGATACAATCAAACTGTATCTTCTAATGCCGAGCCTGTGTTAACCGAAGCACAAGCACAGCATATAAATGCATTATATAACGATTTTGAAAAAGTTTTTGTTCATATAAATGGAACAGCTCCTTCGGGGATTGCTACAGTCACTATCAACGATGAAATAACTGATGCATTGTATGCAGAATTTGAAAGTTTAATAACTGATTTAGAAGATGACAGGTTCATTTTACATCCATCGCAGGCTTCTGTTGAATCTGCAGGCGTAAACAGTATTAAGAATGGTGCAGCTAGTCAATGGGGCGGAACTTCAACTCCGCAACAGATTAATCATACAATTGATGTAGGGTTTTCTAGTGCAAACGAACGTAGAGCATTTTTTAATGCCGGCGGCCAAATTAGATTTAATGCTAGTATTGATATTACTAATGTTGGCGGCGCTAATTTAGCAAAAAATCAAGCATGGGAAGAAATGCTCACTAACAGTGGACAAGTACAGTTTGGAAGAGCAGCAACTACATCAACAGGAACCGGAATAGGTTATTCTATAGGCAATGAAGATTTAACATCTAGTTATCAAACAGTGTATCTAAAAGAAGGAGATCCTTCAGGTACATACGCTGAAAATAATTGGTTTGTTCAAGCAAAAGTAAAAAATAGTAGCACTATTACTTTCAACATTGTATTTTATGATCAAGATGTAGGCTCGGGCGGTGCAGATGAATATGTAGCAGGCGTGTTAACGAGTTCTGTGTCTCATATACGAGCTACTGGTATATATGTACAAAATGATGCTCCAGCGTATACAAAAACTAGCGAATTATGATTGACAAATATAAAGTTAAGCATTATAATGTTTAAAAGAGGATTTTAAATGGCCGTAGGAACACCGATATTAGCATCGCATTATAATGCAATAAGAGAGCTGGTCGCAGGCAGGCTTGGTAATGTTTCTGTATACAATGACTACGGCAGTTTGTCTACTCCTCTTACAACATCTGGAGGATACGGAAGAAATTTTAGTAGTGATCCTGTAATAGCTGCAACTGATACTGTCACAGAACAACAGCACTTAGATTTATGGCTTGATTTGCAAGCAGGATATAATCATTGTTTTTCTTCTTTATCAGGTGTAATAGATGCAAATCAAATGGAAAACACTGATCTTGTAGAATGGCAGCATAAATTAGATTTAGACACCTTAGCTGATAGTGTGCTTGCATTTAATCATGCTTCTACAGAATTTCCTGCAACTAGCTTTACAGGTTTAGAACCGTTAGAAACAGCCGGCGGTGCAAGTACATCGAGTACAAGAACAACTACATTCGGCGGTAGCAGCGATGCTGCAAAAATAATTACACACGAAGTCAGTGTTGATTTTGGAAGCCATGCTAATTTAATTTATTATCTTGCAGCAGGCGGAGAAATTTTATTTCAATCTTCTGCTACTAGTGGTACTACAGGAACTCCGTACACAAAGGATTGGGACTGGGCACAAGTATTAAGTGATGCCGGAACAGTACGTTTTCGCAGACGTAATCAAACTGATTGGATATGCGAAGCAATTGCACCAGGAAGTGGAACAGGATATAGTTCGGCAAATATTGGCAGCGGTGGCACTTGGACTAAAATATTCGAAAAGCAAGGCGGCGGCAGAGCTGGCGGTAATACAGGTGTTATTCCAGTAGAACAAATTTATGACGATAACTTTTTTAGAATTTATGCTAGAACAAATACTGCATTTTCTACAGCTACTAAATTAGAATTTAAAATTGAATTAGATGACGGCGATACCGGAACAGGTGGCCAGCAAGCAGACGGCTTTATTGGTCCAAAAACTGACGAAAGTGTGACAGCTAATATTACTAGCACTGTGTATACAAAAACACCTTCTAGTACGTTTTTATACGGCGGCATTATTTACAATGGCATTGTATTAGATACACCAACTGGAACAAAAGATTCCGACTTTTAATTGACAAAATCTTAAAAATACTATATACTAAGTGCAAAGGAGTATAGTATGGACGAACGGCTACAAAAAGCATTAGATCACAGCAATTATATGGTCACGTTAAACAATCAGAAAAGATTATTAGCTGCGCAGTATAAAGAAAATCTTGTATACTATTACAATGGTGGGCAATTTACAGTGACACAGGAACTTGTAAGTTTTTGCCAGAGTCTAGTTGCAATGGATCAATCAAGTACAATTTTAATTGATGACAATGAGTTGCCTATTACAGTTGAAAATTTATCAACATTTGCAAATGAAATTTATACAAAATATTTTGAAGCTGCAAACAAGTATTTTATGGAATACAACAAATTGAAAAAAAGCAGAAGCGTAGAAAGTATTGTTAGTTTATGACAAAAGGTGTTCTGTTATTTGCAAACAATAACAAATCAATAGATTATGTAAAGCAAGCTGTTTTCCTTGCTAAACGTATACGCAAGTATATGAATTTGCCTACTAGCATTGTGACATCTACTGAACTCACCGACGAACAAGAAAGTTGTTTTGATAAGGTGATAGCACATGCTATTAATGAAAATAAGACTACAAACAAAAGACATCACGACGGCGATATGTATAATAAAATAACTAGATTTTATAATTACAATCGTGCTGATGCATATGATATATCTCCTTACGATGAAACAATTGTAATGGATACTGATTTTATTATTAGTAATGATATTTTAAATAATTGTTTTGTACAGCAAAAAGATCTTTTGCTATACAATGATGCAACACACGTTGGTATACATAATGGTACCAGTGAATTTAAAAGAATAAGTGATACTGGTGTAGATTTTTATTGGGCTACTGTATTCTTTTTTAAGAAGACAAACGAAACAAAAATTTTCTTTGATTTAATAAAACATATATCAAAAAACTATATGCATTATAGAAGCATGTATCAGTTTCGCACAACAGTATTTAGGAATGATTTTGCATTTAGTATTGCAATCCATATTATGAACGGTTATCAAGCAGGCGAATTTGCAGGAAAATTACCAGGTACTAAATTCTTTAGTATAGACAAAGATGTACTAATAGATATAGTTGATGACGAAATAAAAATACTAGTACAAAAACAAAGCCGATTAGGTGAGTATACCGCTGTAAATTTAAAAGGCAGTAATTGTCATGTTATGAATAAATTTAGTTTGGAGAGAATTATTGACAACAAATAATTTTACAATGCTTGCTCAAAATAGTGAATTTGATTATATTAGACAAGCCTACCTTGCAGCAATGAGTATCAAAGCAACTAATAAAAATAGTAATACATGTTTAATTACAAACGACCCTGTTCCTACAAAATACAAACAAGTTTTTGATCATGTAGTTGAAATACCATGGGGCGATCATGCACAAGAAGAAAACTGGAAGGTAAGTAATAGATGGAAAATATACCATGCAGTTCCTTATAAAGAAACATTAGTAATTGATACTGATATGTTAGTGTTAGACGATCTTTCTTTATGGTTTGATTTTTTAAAAACATACGATCTATTTTATACAACTAATGTCACAACTTACCGGGGTGAAACAATTCCTGCAGACTCTTTTTATAGACAACGTTTTTATAAAAACAATCTGCCAAATTTATACAATGGATGCCACTATTTTAAAAAGAGTGATATGGCACACGAATTTAACAACTGGTTAGAAATAATTACAAATAATTGGCAACAATTTTACAAACAAGTTGATAATCAATTCAAGCATTTGCCACATCCAAGTATGGACATTACTGCATCTATAGCAACAATGATTATGGATAACTTGCATCTTATTACTAATGAAAAAACAAAGTATCCGAGTTTTGTACATATGAAATCAAGATGCCAAAACTGGGAAGAGCAATTTGCTTATAGATGGCAAGATAGATTAGGCGTATATATAGACGATGATTTACAATTAAAAATTGGAAATTATAAACAATCAGGTGTTTTTCATTATACTGAAAAAGATTTTGTCACAAACAAACTAGTCAAAAAGTACGAAAAATATTTAGGAATATAAAATGAATCTAAAAAGATATGTATGTTTTGAAGACGATGGAACAATCTATAAAGTCACTAATAAGCCAGATGAACGATTCAAAAACTTAGAGTTAGACTTTGCAGAAGTTGAAGACTTTATCACTGGTAAATTAAGTTTGTTAGAACATAAAGTTGAATTTGATTTTTTAGAGAAAAAATATAGTATCAAAAGTTTAAAACAAGTCGACGATGAAAAACTTATGTGGGCATTTTTGTATGAAATTCCAAAAGAAAAACCTGATGAAAATCAAATTATTATAACTAAAGATAATATCAAGAAATGTTGGAGAGTTAAAGTTGATGAAAAATTTGCACAAGGCTTACAACAACAAAATATAGAAATTAATTTACAAAATTATTATTTTAGTGTGACAAAAAAAGATGATCCTAACGTGCTGTATAAGTTATTACAATTTCCAGATAGTTTAGAAGTTGCGTTTGAAAATGATTTTGAGTTTGACAATGAAGAAGTTTCCGTATATACTATGCGTAGATTCGATACTTATCATTATGAGGAAGTAAATGACTAATACTTTTAGAGTAGTAGACTATGATGTAATTTATCTAAGCTACGATGAGCCTAATGCAGAAAAAAACTTTGCCGATTTAGTCAGCAAATGTCCTTGGGCAGAACATGTTAAAGGAGTCAAAGGCAGTGATAGCGCACACAAAGCAGCGGCAGAAAGATCCACAACAGATCGATTTATTACTGTAGATGCAGATAACATTATAAACGCAGACTTTTTAAATCAGGCAATTGATTTTAATACTGATACTGATCTTACAAACAAAGTTATTAGTTGGACTGCACTTAACACTATCAATAATCTTACATACGGAAATGGCGGTATCAAGTGCTGGCCCAAACAACATGTATTAAACATGCGTACACACGAAAATGCGCCAGATGATAACCCACATGCACAAGTAGATTTTTGCTGGGACACACAATACATCCAGATGAATGGAACTTTTAGCACTATTATGAATAATGCTACCCCTCATCAAGCATGGCGTGCTGGATTTAGAGAAGGTGTTAAAATG